AGACTGGAAGTCTAGGAAAGACACAAGCTGAAACTATATTGACCAACACTACACATAAGATGATCGTAAGATATCTTTCAGGTAAATTTATAAAAGAAAGTAATTTTATCATGTTTAGGGGAAAAAGATATGATATTAAATTTATATTAAATCCATTTTTTGCCGATGAATTTTTAGAAATATTTACAGAGCAGGTGCTTGAATAATGGCTAATGGATTTGATACACGAGAATTAGATGAATTTTCGAGGGATTTATTAGGATTGGCAACAACTTCTTTACCACGAGAAACCAAGAAAATGCTTAAAAAAGAAGCAACTAAATTGAGCAAGGTGCAAAAGAATGTTTTTAAAAGTTCTGGAATCGGTGATACTGGAATAACAGAAAAAGAAGTATTGAAAAAAATGAAGGCTGGGAAAGTCTATAAATATAATGGTGATTTGTCATGTAGGGCATACTGTTCGCACCCTTTAGGGCATTTACTGGACCAAGGATATATCCATAAGGGCGGTAAAAACCACAATGGCGCTGAAACCTATGTACCTGGTTATAAATTTATTGATAGAGCACAAACACAATTTGGATCTGTTTATAATCATGACTTACAAAGTTTTATTGATGATATGCTTGATAATAATGGTTTATAATGGTATTATTATTGTAAAATATTAGTGAGGTGGTTTTAATATGAGTATGTTTGAAGTAAAAAAAGATATAAGTAAAATTAGCGGTAAATATGGTGGTGGTTATGCTAATATAACGATGAATGGACAGTTAAACCTTGTAATAAAAAAGGATAAACTTACATTTAGTCAACTTTTTAAAACTTATCATACGTTAGATGTAAAAAATATAACAGATGTGCAGTATAAAAGTAAACAAGAAATAAGCAAAGATATCACATTAACAAGACTTCTTGCATTTGGTATATTTGCACTTGGAATGAAGAAAAAGAAAGTAGACAACAGTTATTTTATAATTATTAGCACATTAGAAGATGATTTTGAAAATGATTTTGTATTAGAAATAGAAAATACAATTGGACTTGGATCCACAATGGCGCAAGGGTTTATAAAAACATTAAGGAATAAAGTAACTGAATATAAATAAAAACAGCACTCGAAAGGGTGTTATTTTTATGTGATAAAGCGGGTGATTAATATTGTAACTCTATTAGATATTTACAAAGCAATAATAAGCACTGTAACACTAGCCTTAGTAGATACAGAGTTTATTGAAACTAAGTTTAGCAGCACAAGTATAGTTGAAAATATAACTAGACCATCTCTATACTTAGATTTTGCCAATAATAAAACAAATAGGTTTAATTTTTATATTAAGGAGCGCAGCCTACAGGTTGAGCTTTTTTATTTTGCTACAGTTAGAGACAATTCAAAAATTGAATTGTTAAAAATTCAAAACATATTGGAAAATGCTTTTCTGGAAGAAATCAAAGTTTCTGATACTTTTTATTTTCCAACTAGTGAAACTGAATTTTATGTAAATAAAACAGATGGTTACTTAACTTGTAAAATTGAATTGTATAGCCTTGAAAACATTGAGTTTGTAGACCTTAGTGAATACATGGAAACATTAGGAATGGAAATAAAAATAAATTAGAAGTGAGGTAATGAATATGACGATACAACAACCAAGTATTTTAATTGACTTTAAACAAAATGCGATTGAATTTGTAGCAAGAAGTGCTAGAGGTAATGTGGTCCTAATCATTAAAGATGATACGGACACTACATTTACACAAAAGGTTTATAAAACAATTACAGAATTAACCGCAGATGCGGCACTTTATACACCTGAAAATCTACAATACATTACAGATACATTTGAAGGTGCGGCATTTAGAACTACTGTAATACGTGTAGCGGTTGCTGATGCGTTTGAAGATGGATTAGCAATAGCAGAACCTTTGAAAACAGGATGGGTAGGATTTGCGGGTGGTTTAGCAACAGACTATGAAGCACTTGCGACATGGACTAAGCAAATGGCAGCAGCTAGATATACATTTATGAGCGTAGTATTTGAACCAACCACCGCACCAGATAGCACAAATGTAGTTGTTTTAGAAAATGTAAATGTTACTTTTAAAGATGCTAGAGGTGAGGTTACTGGCGATAAGTTTATACCAAGTTTATTAGGCTATTTAGCAGGCGCTAACGTAGAGAAAGGAACAACCTATCTAGTAATGGCTAACTTAACAAGTGTTGTAGTACCACTTGATGTGGATGCAGAATTGGTATTAGGTAAAATGGTGCTGATTAATGACGATGATGAGGTTAAAATCGCACTAGGAATTAATTCTCTTACAACTATTACCGCAGATAAAACGGAAGATTTTCAATTCATAGAAACAATTGAAATTAACAATCTTATTTTAGACGATATTAGGACAGAGTTTAAAAAATGGATTGGGAAATATAAAAACAAGTATGATAATCAAGTAATATTTTTAAGCGCAGTAAATAACTATTTTGAGACTTTAGAAGATTCAGATATTTTGGATAAAGAATTTAATAATAAAGCCAAAGTGGATATTGAAGCACAAAGGGCAGCGTGGGTAGCGGTAAATGAGCTAGCAGTAGATTGGGATTATACAAAAGTAAGAAATATGGCTTTTAAAAGACAATTATTTTTAATGGCTAATATTAAAGAATTACAGAGCATTACAGATTTAAAATTTGTCATAGCGTTGGCTTAAAATAAATATAAAAGAGGTGTATAAAAATGAATAAAGTCTTAAATGGTTGTAATGGTCGAGCGTGGCTTGAAGGTCTTGCTATATTTAGTCTGGAAAAAATAGAAGTTAAAATAACTGGCGATTTTGGAGAAGTAAACCAATGTGGAGAAATGGGAACGGAGTATACCTACAATGGTTGGAAAGGCGAAGGAACGGTAACCGTTAACAAGACAGAAAGTTTAGGTATAAGTAAAATGGCGACTAGTTTTAAAACTGGTGTAATTCCAATCGTAAAAATAATTACTAAATTAGAAAATAAAGCAACAGGCAAAAGCGAAAGAGTGGCGGTATATGGAATTTTTAAAGAATTTAATCTTATTAGTTTTGAAGCAAAAGCAAGCGTTAAAGAAGAGTTACCATTTACGGTTGTAGACTATGAAGTAATAGAAACATTATAAAAGAACGGGTGGATTAACCACCCTCTTTATTTTTAAAATAGAAAGGAGAACAAATATGAGTAAAAATAAATTAACACTAGCAGACTTTACAAAAAAAGCAGCAGAAAAATATAATAACAGAAAAATGATAATTGAAATTGAAGTTGAGGGAATGGATGGAACGGTAACATTCACTAGACCAAGCCAAGATGATCTATTAATTTATAAAAGCAAAAATACCAATGCAATAAAAACCGAAGAAGGCAAAAATGGTAAACCACAAGTAACCGAAATGGATTTTATTTTATTGACAGAAGCTGCGGTTGAATTAATATATAATTCATGCACTTTTTTACAAGATGAAAGTCTACAGAAAACTTTAGAAGTAGTTGATCCTTACGACGTAGTAACTAAAGTCTTTGGAACAGATAATGCTATGGATATAGCGAATAAAATATCTGATGAATTTTCAGGCGAAGAGGTATCGGAGAAAATAAAAAACTAATAAGGGGTGATAAGGACGATGGCGGAGAACTTTACTGGTGTTCTTATTATCTCGAAAAAGGCTTTAAATTAGAATATTTATTAAATTTAACCGAAATTGAAAAGATATTTTATATTGAATCTTTAATATTTCAACAAGAATTAAACAAAGATAAGGTTACAAAAACGGTACTATGTGAAATGAAATGAGGTGAATAAATGAGCAGGACAATATCAACTATATTAACCTTAGAAGACCGCATGAGTGGTGGTATAACAAGAGCAAGTACAAATGTAGCTGGCATGAGTAGGGAAATGAGAACTGCAACTAATAGAGCATCAAGAATGGCGAATGGTTTTGCAAGCAGTGTTGCCAAAATGGGTGATAAAGCTGTAAAATTTGGATTAATTGGTGCCGGCATGATTGCAGGGATTGCAGCTAAGGCGGGATTAAGTGAAGCATTTGAAATGGAAGGGTTCAAGGCACAGTTAGAAACTGCTACGAAGTCCACTAAAAAGGCTGGCGAAATAATGGCATGGTCCGTTAAATTAGCAAATTCAACGCCATTTGAAACAGGAAACGTAATCGAAATGAGTGCAAAATATGAAGCTATGGGGCTTAGTGCTAAGAAATGGGGCGGTATTACCGCAGACATGGCAGGAGCAACAAATAAAAGTGTAATTCAGGCTTCTGAGGCAATAATCGACGCTCCGCAAAATAATTATTGCCTTGTTGCTTAAATAACTATATAATATAAAGTAAGGATAGATAAGACTTTATAACCCTTATTGATAAGGCACTTTCCCAAGTGCTTTCCTGCTTATTAAAATTAAATATTGGGAAAATAAGAAAACCTAGGGAGGGTTATTTATTATGAGTAATCAATTTAAAGAAATAACAACGAAAAAGGCTAAACAGGAATTTATAGATAGAGGATATGTGCCTTTATTTAATGAATATGTTAATAGTAAATCTAAATTATTAGCTTTAAATAGTGAAGGATATAAAATTGAAATGGCTTTAAAAGAATTGAAAAAAGGCAAAACTCCTAATGCTATATCTAAGTTTAATAGATATTCTATTGAAAACATACAATTATATTGTAAAAAAAATAACATAGACATAAAACTGTTAAGTAATAAATACAAAACATCGACTGAAAATTTAAAGTGGGAATGTAGTTGTGGAAATATTTTTGAGACTGCATGGAATACATTTAAAAATATGAATAAACATTATTGCAACGAGTGTGGTTTTAAAAAATGTGGGCTAGGTAAATATATTAATATTGAAGAAGTTAAAAGCAGTCTAAGACATACCAACACTAACATAGAGATATTATTTGAATTAAAGAAAAATAATCACTATTATTTAAGACTAAAATGTAAAATTGATGGGTATGAATGGGAGACATCAAAGTCACATATATTAAACGGAGATAGTGGTTGTCCTAAGTGTTCACATAATGCAAAGCTAACACTAGATGAAGTTAAAAATAATTTATATATTATTAATAAAAATATAGAAATACTATCAGATAAATATATTAATAACTTAACACAGTTAAAGTGCAAGTGCTTACATGATGGCAATATATTTATGCTACCATGGTCGGATTTAAAAGGAGGTCACGGGTGTAAAAAATGCTATCTTAGGAACAACACTGGTATAAATAGCTCTAGATACAACCTTAACTTAACACAATCCGAAAGAGAAAAAGGCAGAAATTACTTAGGTGAACACACAATTAACAAATGGAGAAAAAGTGTGTTTGAACGAGATAATTATACATGTCAATGTTGTGGAGATAATAAGGGTAGAAATTTGGAGGCACATCATATAGATGGTTGGAATTGGTTCAAAGAAGGAAGATTTGACATTACTAATGGTGTTACATTATGCGACGAATGTCATAAAAAGTTCCACAGTATTTATCTGAATGGTAATAATACAGAACAACAGTATAATGAGTTTAAAATNATAAGATTAAAAATAGCACAAACTTAAAAGCATCCTAANTTAGGGTGTTTTCCTTATATCTTTCTAATTCTCCTAACG